CGTGTGACGAACAATGCGTCACTGTAACCTAAGAAGTTAGAAGCAGAGAACCAAGTTTCATGATTGGTCCACGTACTTGCTAGTGTCGCTTCGTTAGTGTAGTAAGTTGCTGGCTTACCAAATCTGTTTGCCAGCTCCTTTTCTGATGTAATTAGTGTTCGTTGTCCTGTTGGACCCCAACGAAAGACACCTGCAATGGCACCTTCTGTTGTAGCAACAGCTGGCGTGACATTTGTCAGATCGACTTCGCTGATATTAACGCCTGGACTTAGTTGAAAAGCCATATCTCATTTCTCCTTGTTTATTTTGTAAGTTATAAACTTCTTTATTCTTTATATTTATAAAAACAGCGATTTAGTACTGTAGCCATTTTCCCGTTCCAATATCTATATTGGCAGTATTTTCATCTTCATCGTAACTGTTAAAACCGATAGGTAGAAGGCTTTCCATTAGTTCTTCTTCGTTTCGTGATCTCAACTTCTGTAGTGTATTTATGTCTGTGATTTCTCGGAAAAACATTTGATCTGTTAACCAAGCAAACAATACAAGACCCATTACAAGGTCGTCATGACAGCCAGACTCGGCTTCGTAAGATACACCTTTTCGAGAAAAAGTGGAGAGTTCGTTTATAGTCTGAAAATCGTTTAGTATGAGTTGGTCCTGTTCTACCAACATCTTTAGCATATTACAGCCTATAGACTTGACTGATTTAGTTGTGCGTACTCCTTTGTCAGAGTTTTTACCAAACCCTGTCGATACTCTTTTGCCCGATCTTCCTGCGGACTCAGTGTTCAGCAAAGACTCACACTCGAACTCATAATGAAGAACTTCTGCAACTTGTTCTCCTATATCATTTATTTCGATTAGTGTGTAAGCTTCATTGTATCTCTCTATAGTTCTATGTATAATTTCAGCGTAGTCAATAGGCGTTATGTTGTTGTCTCTATATACACACACTTGTCTATATGGCATATCCGTGACATCTATTAATTGAAATGCCGAATAGTCTAAGCCCTTACCTCTAGATACGTCCACGATACATGCATATATGTGATCTTTTATTGGCTCCTCATATACACTAAATTGTTGTGAAGACTTTATAGGATCCCTATAGACCAATTGCTTTAATTTAGAACCTTCTATTAGTGTGCCAGAACTGCCCAAGAAGTTGCATTCAAATTCCTGAGAGAACTTCTGTAAGTCAAAGTCCATGGCTTGCAACGTCTCTTGTTTCCAAGCATCATCTCGACCAGGCACTTTCTGCCATGGCACTTCGATATAGATATAGCCGTTTCTGTTCTCTTTAGCGCCTTCGCAAGTCTTGTAGAAGTGATTGAGTCCATTAGGCGTAGAAGTGAAAAGAATCTTAGTAGTATCACCAGAGGATATTGTAGGAAACACAGAAGCAAAGAACTCGTCCCAGTTCTCTACAAATGCTGTCTCATCGATATAAAGAAACGATATAGACTTACCTCGAATAGCAGAACTTGATGTACTTCCTGCAATGATTTTACAACCGTTTTCAAATTCTACTGATCCTTTGTTCCATTCGATTACTCCCTGCTGTAACCAGTTGGGTAATCCTTCATAAGCAATCTTAATTCTGTCTAATATCTCACGTGCGGCATCACCCTTGTTAGCTAAAAGCGCACAGGTCTTATAGTCGTTGAATATTACATAGTGTAGTATAATAGCAACAGCAGTTGTGGTTTTACCAGCCTGTCTAGAGGTGTTTACTGTAACCCGTCTGTTATTAGTGATAGCTTTAGCAATTTCTTTCTGGTAGTCATACATCTTTATAGGAATGAGACCATGATCTACATGCACGATTTGGATATATTTCTCAGAGAAGTAAATAGGATCTTGAGCGCATTTAAGAAACTCAGCCACCATGTCGTTAGTGAACTCGATAGGAGTTCCCTTACGTTTTAAATTTACGTTACCGTTATATCCACGATCTGTTGAATCAACCATCAGCGTTTCGCATATCTTTTAGAACTTGTTGTAACTCTGCGGTAGAGCCTACAAACAAGTTATTATTTGTCACTGCTTTGTCTTCTACAGGACCATCATTGTCATCTTCTGCTTTTTTACTTGACATAGCGACTAATTCTTTGTTGGAATCAATCAACGTTTTCATGATTGTAGCTACGACTTCATAAGCACGTGGATGCTCAGATGCTTTAGCAACATCTAACATTTGCTCCAACGCTTCTGTGCCCGATTCGATTACATTATAGAAGTTTGTTCTAGCGTAATCATAATCCTTATCTAACTTCTCATTCGATTTCATCTTAGCTGGTTCTTCACGTGTAACTACAGCTTTTGATTCAGTCACTTCGTCTAGTGGTTGTAGCCCTAGACTATCTCCGATTGCATCTTTCATAATTTATCCATCCAATACTTGTACAATATATTTCCAGTCATCATCGAAATTAATGTCTGCATAGGGCACGGTCTGTGCTATACGCTCTGTTCCTACACCAGCTGCCGTTAGACCAGGCTGAACATTGACTTGAGTTGCGGTCGCTGTCGTTGTAGCGGTGTCTGGTTTTAAATTAGCATCAACGAACTTAATCATCTTCTTCTTAGATACTGGACCAAAGAAGTATGCTTTCATAGTAAAGTTAAGTGTCCATATCATCGCTCTACGAGTGAGAAAATCTCCCTCATATGAGTCTTCCATTGACACATTGTTTAAAAGTACTGGTATGTCTACAAATGTATCCATAGTGTCAATCATCTTAACGCTTACTGTCACGTCTGGCTTGAAGTATGGTAAAATCTGTTCAAGAATTTTAGTACCATCTTCGTTGTATTTAGTCATAATATTTAATTGAAATTCTATATCATATGGCGAAGGTGTATGTAGCGTTGATAACTTTGCATCGTCTGTTACAATGCCTTTAGTTGATCGTGTGAGACTTGTGAGCTTTCTATCGCCATTGTATGTCATACCTGTTATCTCAAAGGACATTCTAGGTAAAGTTATAGCTGGTGCGTCTAGATTTGGATCTTGCTCAAGTCTGGCCAATAATTTCTGTGCAGGCGCATAGTTGATTGGCACAGTCATTCTTTTGATCTCAACACCCGCACTATTCTTGCGACCTATTTGAATATCATTAAAGAGTGTACCAAATACTGCTACGTATCTACGAGTTGATTCGTTGTAAAAATGGTTACCGTACATTAGAAGTTATCCTCACCGAATGGATTCGACTGACTAAAGTCAACAATGTTATCGCCTAAAGTCTCTATCGTAGTGTTATCAGCAAAATCGTCATATACTTCGACTTCGAGTTTAGATGGTAGGAATTCTACAGTTGCTCCCATTCCCAAGGTTGTTGTGCTTATATAATGAACTATTAGATTATTAACCGCAGTGAGCGATGGAGTAATGCTAACAGTAGCACCTGTGGTGCCTGGTGTTCCCGAGTACACAATGGTTGCCGCTGAGGAAGGTAGAACAACACCGGTTGAGGGTGAGTTTGTAGTATAGAATGATATAGGATATCCAGCCATAGAAGTGTGACTCACATCAAACGTGTAGGTCTCTCCCTTATACAATTGTAGTGTAGGCTGTTCTAGTAAGTCGCCTCTATCTTCAGTCTCTTTAGCATAGTATACACTGCTTCTAACTTCAATATTAAATGTAGTTGATTCAGAGTCTACGAAACGGTTAATATTATCGAAGTAGTTATCTATTGTCGCATCACCAGTATTGAATGTTTCTCCGCTGTACTCAAAGAGTTCTGCACGAAGATCATATGTCTGTAATGATCCGATTTGATAAAAGATTGCTTCATGCTCTACGTGTTGTAATTCAAAAAACTTGTTATTCAGTGGTAGATAGATTAGATCGCCTTCACGTGGACGATTGATTTCAGAGCTAATGCCGATCTCTAATTCATATGTTCTTTGTGCCATAGTCATCGTAATTGAATCACGAATCTGTAGACCAAACTTAGACAGGAAGTCTCCTTCTCCTTCAAAGCCGTCAACGCTCTTTACGTACATCTCTACTAAATACGCATCATTGAATGTTGACAGGTCATCCTCATTCAGTATATCATCTTTAGCTACTATAGTTCTAGGTATATACCACACATCTACGCCGTAAATCTGGATAGATTCGACAACAAGATCCTCAATGAGCGATTGCTCCATCGAGTTTTCATAGTTCTCAAAGTAGTAATTTTTAGCCACTTGTATTTATCCTATCATGTCAACAACAGGCAAAGAGTAAGAAGATATCATTTCGTCTTCTAGTTTTTGAATCTCTTGTGCCGCATCATTTAAAATTTGCTCTCCGTTGAACTGAATATTGCCAGGTAAGGTCATCCCGTTAAACTTAGTTATGTTAGCACCCCATTGATACTTGATCTTAGCTGACGCATAACTTTGTAACCAGCGGTCTTTCCATACGTTACCATACGTTGTGGGCTCGACAACTTGATATGCTTCAGCTACCATCCATGTTCCTACTGCTAATCTTTGCCAGTCTGTATCAACATGTAATTTGTTTACATGTCTGTTATATCGGATAGGTTGTTTACCTACTAATAATTCTTCCATGAACTGCAAGTTTTGCATTGACATGTAGTAGTTAGTCATGTTATAATTAACCATATCATGTATGTTGTTAAGAACAAATTGATACTGAACAT